GGTGAGGGCGATCGTGGCGGCGACCAGCGCCGAGCAGGAGGCTAACCATGCCGCCGCGGTGGCCAGCTCTGGGCGTAAGATGAGCTCGGGGCAGAGGGCGCGGTAGAGCAGCCAAGCGGCAGGCATGGACATCGCGGGCAGCGCGACGCGAGCGAGCGAGCCGCGCGTCATCAGCGAGGGCATCCACCACTGGGCTGGCAAGAGGCCCAGGCGCACGATGACGTTGACGCTGATGAAGAAGGCCTAGATGAAGGTATCTCACTGAGTGAATCAGAAGCCAAGCAGTTATTAGACTGGATGGATGGCACTATCAATGAAGCAGACGCGAGCGACTTGCTCCAGCGTGTTGCAGAGCATTTTAACGTTGAAGTTGGCGCTTTGATGCCAGTACTTGAAGCTGAGAGCGATGAGATCCTGGATATTGCCTACGGTGACGAAGGCGAAGAAGGTAGTCTCGATGACGGCATGGATATGGATGCAGACATGGATATGGATGCAGACATGGATATGGATGCAGACGTTGAAGGCGAAGCAGACATCGAAGATCGCGTCATTGATCTTGAAGATGCGATCGACGAGCTACAGGCTGAATTTGACCAGCTTATTTCCGCTGAAGAAGGTGAAGGCCATGATGACATCGAGACAGACGTAGATATGACTGCTGATGATGACATGGATATGGATGCTGGCGAAGATGAATTCAGTATGGATTCAGACGAAGAAGATGATATGGACGAATCAATGGTTCGCGAGTATGTCGAGAAAGTGTCTACCCCAAGTAACAGCGAAGAAGGTGCAACTAACAAAACTTCTACAGTAGCTAAGAAGAATGATATGGGCGGAACTACTGCTAATATCGCTAAAGGCTCTGCAGACGAAAAAGGTGGTTCAGTAGCTGCTCCAGCAAAAGTTAAAGGTGCTGGTAGCTTTGAAAACGACCCAAAAGCAAAAGCTGGTAAGACTTTTAAAGCGGCCCCTAAGGCGCAGACGAAAGAACCAGCAGGTACCGACAAGAAAAGTTTGGTAAAATAAGGAGTCATTAACATGGCATTATTACGAGAAACTCTTACTTACGATCAGGCGCACATCCTAACGGAAGCGTCAGAGGATGGCAAGAGCTTGTATATGAAGGGTATCTGTATCCAGGGAGACGTCAAAAATGCGAATCAGCGTGTCTACCCTGCGAGTGAGATAACCCAAGCCGTTAAATCTGTTAATGAACAAGTGAAGGGTGGCTTCAGCGTCTTAGGCGAGGTTGACCACCCTGACGACTTACAAATTAATCTAGACCGGGTCTCGCACATGATCACAGAAATGTGGATGGAAGGGGCAAACGGGTTCGGTAAAATGAAAATTCTACCTACTCCGATGGGGAACATCGTTAAGGCCATGCTTGAAAGTGGCGTTAAGCTCGGTGTTAGCTCACGTGGAGCAGGAGATGTAAATGAGAGTAACGGTACCGTTAGTGGTTTTGAAATCGTTACAGTCGATGTAGTCGCACAACCTAGCGCACCTAACGCATATCCGAAGGCAATCTATGAAGGTCTTATGAATATGAATCACGGTCACAAGGTCTTAGAAATAGCTGCTGAAGCTCGTGCGAATCAAAAAGTCCAGAAATTCCTTAAGGAGCAAGTGACGCGCCTTATTAAGGATTTGAAAATTTAGGAGACAATATATGTTGGATGCTATCAAAAGACTAGTAGAATCGGGCATTATCAACGAAGATACTCAAGAAGCTATTAATGAGGCTTGGGATTCAAAGTTGACTGAAGCTCGTGAAACTATTCGTGCTGAATTGCGCGAAGAGTTTGCTGGTCGTTATGAACATGATAAGCGTGTTATGGTAGAAGCAATCGACAAAACTGTCACCGAATCTTTAAAGGCTGAATTAGCAGAATTTGCTGAAGATAAAAGAGCCTTAGCCCAAGACCGAGTAGCTTTCAAACGTCAAATGCGTGAAGCAAGTTCGAAAGTTAATAAGTTCCTGGCAAAACAACTAGCAGAAGAAGTTAAAGAGTTCCGCGATGATCGCGCCGCTCAGAAGAAAGCAACTGTTCAATTAGAGAATTTTGTAATTGAATCGTTGGCAGAAGAGATTTCAGAATTCTCAATCGACAAGAAAGCTGTCGTTGAGACAAAGGTTCGGTTAGTAGCTGAAGCTAAAAAGAAATTAGATGAAGTTAAGAAACAGTTCATCTCTCGTTCTGCTGCGCTAGTTAAAGAGTCGGTACAGTCGAGTTTGAAGACTGAAATGACACAACTCAAAGAAGACATTGCTTCGGCCCGTGAGAATTTATTCGGCCGTAGAATATTCGAAGCATTTGCTGGCGAGTTCGCTATTACCCATCTCAATGAGAACAAAGAGATCCGTTCTCTTCGTGCTGATTTAGCGAAGGCTAAGAAGGCAGTTGTTGAGTCACGTAAAACCGCACTTGCGAAATCAAAGCTCGTCGAGTCGAAAGAGAAAGAGATCAATATGATCAAAGAGAGCACCGCTCGCAAAAATGCAATCAGTAAACTCACACGTTCACTGAATGCTGATAAAGCGAAAGTGATGGTGTCTCTATTAGAGTCCGTGCAGACTGATAAACTTCAATCTGCGTTTGACAAATACCTGCCTGCTGTATTAGACGGTGCGGCTCCAAAGACTGCCCCTAAAAAGGCCGTTCTTAAAGAGTACCGCGAAATGACAGGCAATAAGAAGACTACTGCTAAAACACAGGTTATGGACGATGAAGAAAGTAATATCATTGACATCCAGCGTTTAGCAGGGCTAAAAAAATAAATTTAGGAGATTTAGTTAAATGAAAAACCAACTTTTAGAAGGCCGTTGGAACGATACCAAGACCGCCCTGTTAGAAGGATTAGATGGTACACGTCGTAGTTCTATGGCTGCTGTTTTGGAAAACACTCGCAAGTACTTGGCAGAAAACGCCACAGCTGGTGCAACAACTTCCGGTAACATGGCTACACTAAACCGCGTAATCTTGCCGGTAATCCGTCGAGTTATGCCAACCGTTATTGCTAACGAGATCGTAGGTGTTCAGCCTATGCAGGGTCCTGTATCACAGATCCACACTCTTCGTGTTCGTTATGCTGATAGCATGAATGACACCTCTGCTGGAAACACCGACGTTAACGCTGGTGATGAAGCACTGAGCCCATTCAAGATTGCTAATGCCTATTCCGGTAACAGCGCAACTGGTAAGGCTGACTCTACAGCGTCCTTAGAAGGTCGTCCAGGTCGTCGTATCAACGTTCAGATCTTGAAACAGGTTGTTGAAGCTCGTACACGTAAGCTGTCTGCACGTTGGACTTTTGAGTCTGCACAAGACGCACAAGCTATGCACGGTATTGACGTAGAAGCAGAGATCATGGCTGCTTTAGCTCAAGAGATCACAGTTGAAATTGACCAAGAGATCCTTGGTTCCTTGCGTTCACTAGCTGCTACTGAAGCCGCTTATGACCAGGCTGCTGTATCTGGTACCGCTACATTCGTTGGTGACGAGCATGCTGCACTTAGCGTTCTTATCAACCGCGTAGCTAACAAGATTGCTCAGCGTACACGCCGTGGCGCAGGTAACTGGGCTATCGTTTCCCCAACTGCATTGACTGTTCTTCAGTCTGCTACTACTTCAGCTTTTGCT